ACGATTTAAAAGATAAAATTAAAATCGCAAGGTCAATAGTAAAGCATTTACAATTAGAAAACAAAACCTACAACGAAAGCGAAAGATTGGAACTAAGGAAAAAATTTAACGCTATGATTGGTATTTACGCTTAGGCACAGATGAATTTATTTCGTTTGAATACGGATATTCGGATGAGTTTGTAGGGGTTGTGAAAAATAAATGAAAAAAAGTTTTGTAATTCAAAATATAATTGTAATTTTACAGAGAATTTAAAACTAAGAAATGTTATGTTTTGCAAATGTACAGCATGTGGAGAATTATTGACTAAGCCATATTTTTATAATGGTGGCGCTTATGGTTACACCTGTATTAAGAAGGTAAACCCTAATTTTAAAAAGTCCAAACAAAAAACTTTTTTTGTTAAAGCGGATAAATTCGAGTTAAATGTAATTGACGAAACTATAACGGAAATTATCGCTTTTCATTCTTGCAGTCCTAAAAAGTTTATTGACTATCAAAGAAGAGGGACTTATATAAATGGAGTTTCTTTTATTAAGTCCGATTGTATTCAGATAGTAAATAATGAGGCTTTTATCGACCTTATGAAATATAAAAATAGTAGTGAATTAATATTTAAATCTCAAAGTCATGGATAAAAAAATATTTACCGTTCAAGTCTCAATGGAATCACAAGAGCAATGCAACAGAATGAAGCAGATTTGTATGAAACATTTTTTGCATTATTGGAGAAACATAATGGTTTGGCAATTCATAGATAAAGACGATACTTTTAGGTATAGTGAAAGCGGTTTCTATATTCACGGAGAGCCTAATGAATTTGAAAGAGTAACCGAAACTGAGTTTATAAATCTATTACAAAATGAATAACAACAGAGGCGGTCAACGTCCAAACGCAGGACGACCAACCGCAACCGAACCGATGCTAAAAATAACAATTAAGCCGTTGGTAGGTAGCGCACAATCCAAACAATTCCGCACAACCGCTAAATTTGAAAACGTGGTTGAGGTGGTTGAGGAGTATTTGAAAACTATTAAAAACAGCGAAGCCGAAAACTGAATAGAGTAGGCAAATTTTAAATTTATTTATTATGAAAAAAATTAAAGTATTATTATTGATTGCAGTAGCTTTTAGTGTTACGGGTTGTTGGGATTTCAGTAGAGAGCAAGATTACAAAGATGCTGAAAACAAAGGTAAGTCAATCTTAGTTCAAGCCGAAAGCGAGAAAAAAGCAATGATTGAAGACGCTAAAGCAAAGTATGAATCAGCCAAGCTCAACGCTCAAACTAAGATTGAAATAGCTAAAGCAGATGCAACAGCAAGAATAATGAATGCAGAAAGCCAGGCTAAAGCAAACAAAATGCTTAACGAATCTATTACGCCTGAGATTTTAGAGTTTAACCGAATCAATAAATGGAACGGAAAACTTCCAACAACAATGTTAGGTCAAGGTCAAAACGCAATTATAAATTTAAAATAATGAGAGCAACATTAATATTTGCTATTGGCATTCCGATTTTATTATTACTTTACGTTTACGTATTTAAGGATATAATCGACCAAATAAGAAATAAATAATAATTTACGCCTATTCTAATCGGGTAGGCGTAATATTTAAAACCTAAACTATGAAACAAATTTTCCTTACCCCCGAAATAGCTAAGCTTTAAAAATATGATACAATTTCTTAGAAACCTTTTCAAAAAAGAACCAATACCCATCCCAACACCAAAAGACCATAACCAAGTTTACGTAACAATGGATTGGGCGAGTAATCCAATAACAACTAAAAGCGATGGATATATTTTACCACGTGATGCCGAAATGATAATCAATAAAAAATACTATCCTAATGGTAAAGTAGGGGAATGGCCTTGCGACCCGATTACGGGAGAAAAGTTACCGATTGATGATGATGACTTTTAAATTTCCACACCAAAACAACGTATATTAAAAAATAATTGTATATTTGAACTTATGAAAAAAATAACTAACTTACATTTAAATATAGTACTTTTAATAATTCAGTTATCAATGACTGTTTTATTAATACTATCTTTAGTCAGTTGCAACCCCGAACCAATAGCAACGGATTGTAACTGCATTATAAATTTCTACGAAGATGCTCCAATACCAACACCAAACTATTTATTTTCAGAACAACGACCAATGTCAGAATGCAATAATTGGATTTACGGTACTGATGTAAAACCCGATAGCAACGGGTATTTGATTAACTATGAAGTAATTTGTGAGTAAATGGCTTATACGCAAGAAAAAAAAGATGAGTGGTTCGATTATATCATTTCTGAAATAGAAAGCGGTAAATCGCTTATTTCTGCGCTTAGAACCAACGGAGCGCCGAGTACCTCAACTTTTTATATTTGGTTGGAAGAAAAAGACCAAGACGGAGTTAAAACTTTAGAAGCAGAAGAAAAATCGAAAAGATACGCGTGCGCGTGCGAGGCAAGAGAGTTGATGATGCTTGATGAAATACTTGAAATTGCTGATGACCAAGAGGACGATATTATTATCGATGGAGAAAAAGAATACACTAACCACAACGTTATTCAAAGAAGTAAAGTAAGAATTGAAGCACGTCAATGGGTATTGGGAAAACTACGTCCTGAAAAGTACGGAAACAAAGTTGACTTAACGAGTGGAAACAAACCTTTAGCGTCCGCTCCACCAGCAATCATTTTTTTAGACACCGACAATGCAGATTAAATTTTCAAAAAAGTATAAAGTACTATTTGAAATTCTACAAGGCAAACACCCTGAAGTTGATACGGTTATTATAACGGGCGGACGTGGTTCTGCTAAATCATTTGTTATTTCTGTTTTTTCTTTGATTGCATTGGTGCAACATAAATGGAACGTGCTTTATACAAGGTTTACAAATGTTTCGATTATTGATTCAATTAAACCCGAAGTTGACGATAAAATAGAACTACTCAACTACGAAAACTACGTTAATTCTACAAATACCCATATTGAGTACTTAGGCAATAGAATTGCGTTCAAAGGAATAAAAACGGGAAGCAAACAACAAACCGCTAATTTAAAATCATTATTCGGATTCAATTGGTTTGTAGTTGATGAAGCAGAAGAATTGCCAGACTATGAAACCTACGAAAAAGTATTTTTATCGATTAGATCAAAAGACAAACGCAACCTTACTATTTTAATTCTCAACCCAGCATCCGTTCATCATTGGATTTTTAGACACTTTTTTAGCGGTATGAATGTAGATGCGGGTAGTAATATTGTAAAAGATAATATTTGTTACATTCATACTTCTTATTTGGATGTGGAGCGTGAATACTTAGCGGATAATATTGTTAGTTACTATCAGCAATTAAAATCAAAAGACGAAAAGAAATATAATCAAGTTGTTTTAGGCGGATGGACGGAAGCAGTAGAGGGACGTGTGTTTACGAATTGGACACGATGCAGTTATGAATCATTTTTAAAACTCCCTTATAAATCCTTTTTTGGTGTCGATTGGGGTAAAAATCATAAATTCGGTATCGTTGAATGTAAGTATGACCAATACACAAATACACTATATTGCCACCAACGAAACTATTTTAGTGAAAACGAACTACTCGCTAAATTAGAACCGATTGAATTAGCAAATATTAATAACGAGGGCGGTATAATTATTCACACGTTCCGTAAATTAGGTATTCCGTTTGATGCGGATATTGTTTGTGATTCAGCAGTGCCCGATAATATTTTACTTTTACGTGATTACGGTTGGGAATATGCCGTTGGAATTGATAAGCCAAAAGGTTCGGTTATGGCGGGTATTACTTTACTACAATCAACAAATGTAGTTTACACCGATGTTTCCGATGGGATTGATTTAGAATTTAAAAACTATTCGTATGCAAACGATAGATTGGGAGTGGTTGATGACGAGGTTATAAAAGCGTTTGACGATATTATTGACCCGATACGCTATGTTAGGCGTTATATTGAAAATAATTAGTATATTTGTTTAACTAAAAAATATTAGATTATGAAAAATATAGAAATAAAAGTTAGTAATTGTTTAGAATGTAATTTTTGTAATAAAGACAATGAATACGGTTCGGATTCGTGCAACTTAAATACAAGCATTGTTTTAAAAGATTTTGAACAATTACCAAGTGATAAAGTACACGAAGATTGTCCATTAAAAAACAACACATTTACTATTATGATAAAATAATCCATTATTTTAATCCAATATAAATAATAATTTATATATTTGTTGCAATTAACCGATGTGAAGATGCATCGTACAAATTAAATGAACGTAAAAACAACACAATTTAAATCTAATCCTTATTCGATTAACATCGAGTAGGGATTTTTTGCTATATATGGGTTTTAATTTCAATATAGGTTACAATAGCTTACCAAATTACGTTGAACGGGATTCATCGGGCGGTTTCTTTTATTCGATAATGGATGCATTCACTCGTAAACACAAAGGTTTTAAAAGCGATTCCCAAAAGTTGGAAATGGTTTTGGAAAACCCAGCGGTATTGAAAGTGTTTTGTTTTTTGGCCGATACGTTTAGTCAGCTAAAGATTGGAGATTACAAAAATGATGAATTAGTTGAAAAAGATTTTTTGTACTCGTATAAGAAAACCCCTAATGATTGGCAGTCGTGGACTGATTTACATTGGGAGTATAGGTTTTGGTTAGCGATGGGTACGGCTTATTTATACGTTGATACAAATGTTTGGTATTATTTAAGACCGCAAGGAATTGAACTGACTGAAAGACAGAAAAAGGCATTTAAACAAATTACTTTTTCAAGTAGAAGCAAAAAGGAACTGTTAAAAGAAACTTTCAAATATAGAAACGAAAACGGAGTAGTTGATACATTAAAACTATCAAATTTGCACGTTTTTACCGATATGTCGGGTGGTGTTAGTGGAAATTGGATGCAAGGTAATAGCAGATTAGATGCTTTATATCAAATAGCAATCAATTCGCAATATGCTTTACAATCGAAAGGAACTAATTTAAAATATACTGAAAAGTTTTTAGTTAGTGGACAACACGACCCGAAAGATACATCGAGTAAGCCGATGGTCGAAACCGAAAAGAATAGCATTGAACAAAGTTTAGAACACGGACGCAAAATAAACGCCACCAAGTCTAAAGTCGATATGCAACAAATGGTGTCGAACATTAAAGACTTGAACCTTGATGAAGCATTTGAAAGCGATTTAATCAAGGTTGCAAATATGTACGGGATTCCAAAAGACGTCATTGATATTTTAGCAAAAGGAAGCACCTACGAGAATCAAGAAAAATCACTCGGTAAATTCATTAATTACAATGAAATGCCGAAAGTTCAACAAATGACCGATGTATACGAGGTAATTTTAGATAAAGAGGATTTAAGAGGCTCTTAATTGTTTTTGGCTTTTAGCTAATGTATTAACTACGTCTAATAAGAAAGAGGCGTTATCCATTATCATTTTCAAACTCGTACTTAAAACACCCTCGCCCTCTGAAAATGTAGCGACTAATGAAGTCCAACTATTCCCTAAACGTGCTTGTGCGTTAACAATATTGTCAATACGTTTTACATTCTCTATCCCGTAGGTAATTTCTAATTGACGTGCAAATTTAGGTAGTACATCAGATGCTAAGACTTGGCCGTCTTTCATCATTTTGCCTAATTGTCGCTCTGTTACACCCATTGCTTTAGCCATAATACCAAATGCACCCGGTAAAGCCTCGCCCAATTGACCTCTTAACTCCTCTGCTGATACCGTTCCTTTCGACATCATTTGATTGAGTGCTAAAAATGCTCGTTCGGTTTGCTCTTGGGTTAATCCCATTGACGCACTTGCTTTTGTAACGCTTTCAAAAATATCTTCAATCTCTTGACCTGATATTTTATCCTTTGCACTTACGTAAAATTGAGTAAATTGTTTAGTTAAACCCATTATTTCAACTCCGTATGCTTCTGAAATACGAGTTAAAAACGCTTGAGTACTTGCCAATTTCTCCTCGCTTCCGCTAACTTGTAGCAAAGCCATATTAAGCGATTGTAATTGTTTGGTTACATCATAAATATCTTTCGCTATTGCAGCAATCATTCCCGCACCCCCAACTATACCAAACGCACTTAACAAGTCTTTTAAACCACCTATTGCTTTTGTTGGATAGTTCCCTACATTTCTATTGAATACACCAACGGCTTTATCCGCTTTAAGTACACGTTTATTTAGTTCGTCAAATTCTTTTTGTGCTTGTCTTAATGTTCGATTGTATTTCGCTTGTGTTTCGTCTGCTCTACGTCCACCCGCTACTAAATCTTGTAAATTCTTTTTCGCTTGTTGGTGTTTAGCGTTAAGGTTTTGATACGCTCCGACTACTAACGAAATAGCTTTCGCTTGTCGGTCACTTGCTTGTGCCAATGCTCGTTGATTTACAATTTCTTCTGATGTTAGTTTGTTTTGCTTGGCTTTTGCTTCTGCGTATTTTTGAAGTTGTTTCTGCAACGCCTCAATAACTTTTTCTTGCGCCTTATACTGCTCCGTCAACGCCTTAATAGCACTATCAGAACCGCTCGGAGTAGAAATATTTTTCATTTTCTTGCCTACATTGTCAACGTTGGCCACCATTGTAACCAACTCGGCATTGGCTTTTTTAAGTTCGGCAAGTGCTGAATCCGATAAAAATTCTATAAATTCGGCCATTATTTCTTACGTTTATTTTCTTCTTGTTTGCTAATTATTTTTTGACTTTGTTTGGCGTAGGCAATATATTTATCTAACATTATACCGTCCGATATTGACCGACCAATTACACCTTCCATTGCTACAACGTTTTCTTCATAATCGAATGCTTGCTTTTTACTTTTAGAAATCATTAGTTTAAATTCTGATTCCAAAAAAGATAAATCATTTTGTAGAATGCCTATTTCGATATTTAGTACTCGTAGTACTTCGTCGATGAAAGGTAAATTTGTATCAATTACGATACCGTAACCATCGAATAACGCTTTTGTAAAATCGTCTCGCATTTCTTTCGTGGTCTGATTGTAAAAGTAAAAATGTAAACTTTGTTTTAATGATGAAATTTTATAATTAATAAACGCTATTTCTTTTGTCACTTCTAAATATCTCTTTGCTTCAAAATTATCCGACTTTAAAAAGAACTCGTCATAAATACCAACAAAAACCGATTCCAAACCCTTTTCGCTCGGTTTAGGTTTTAGTAATTGATAGTTTTTAGTTTCAAGTATTTGAAAGAAAACTTTGGCGGGAATGGTGTCTAATGAATTATATTTTGGCATCTTTCAATACTAATTTACCCGACTTAATCATTTCTACAATTCTAATAATAAAAGCGGTTGAATATGTACTTGGCTCAAAAGGTAGTTTACAAGTTTCGATACAAAAAGGCAATTTGTTTTGTCTTAAATAATTATTTAACAACTCGCTTTCGGCCTTTAGATTGATTATTTCTAAAAGTTCTTTTTCTTGCTTTTTATCCATTCTCTCAATCCAATCTGGGTAATTTCCTATCTGACTCATCCTATATTTGCTTTAAGTTTTAATTTCCTAATAAATCTCGGTGCGATTATTTCCTTTTGATATTTAGCGAATACGGCTTGATTTAAACCGAAAATATTATCTCCGTACATTTCCTTTAATATGTTTCTTTTTCGGTCTGTATTCCCGAATAAATACTTATTTCCTTTTGGTTTTAATAAGTACATTGCATCAACAAACGCACCCGTTACGATTAAATCGACTTTACCGCCAGCACTTGGATTTAAATTACGTTTGTAATTGCCATACGCACGACTTCGATAATTAGCCGTTTCACCCGTTCCGAAAATATCGCCCTCTTTAAAATCTTGCTCTTTAAGATTTTTTAGGGTTGCTTCGTCCTTTACGAGTTCCTCGTTTACTAACCCCCTCAGTACTGATATTTTCATTACTGATTGAATTCGTTTCGTGTACTCTTTCGCTGATACTCTCATTTACTTGCTTATTACCACCACAACCGCAACCGCAATCCTTTTTGTTTATTGGATTACTAACAAAATCATCAATAATTGCTTCGTTACGTTGTGCCGTGTATTTTAAAATCCATTCTCTTTTAGCTTCTTTTGATAAGTTGCAAAATTGTTCTGCATCTGCTCCGTATATGTGCCGTCCGAATATTTCCATACTGATATAAATTAAAAAATGCAACCCTTGTGTTAGAGTTGCATTACATCCTTGTTATATTGATTTCTAATTGATTACAAACTTCCTAATACATACCTTATCTCAAACGGTTCACGTTAAACCTCGATAACTTTCTCTGACTACTTACGTAGATGGTCTATTAGGACAACACAAATATAGTGAATTAATTTAATTATAGTACATTGCATCGATAAATTTTTCGGCTTGTTCTCTTGATGCAGTAGTTTGTCTTAAAATATCTTTTATTTGATAAAATCTATTTATCTTTTTAGACATATATTTTCCGCATTTAGTAATAAATAAAACGCCTTTTATTTCTTCTGATTGAGTACATTGATTTTCCATAATTCATTTAGTTTACCCAAAATTAAACAAAAAATCCTTATTAGAAATAATAAGGATTAATTTTTAATGATTCTAAATAGTTATGCTACAGGTGTAATTGCGCTTGTAGTTCCTTTGTAGTATCTCGTACCAATTTGCGCTACATCTGCAACCGCTACACTTGTAAGTGATACAATTAACGCATCGCCCGTAGTAATTGCCGTTGTTGGTGTAAAACTCCATTCTTCTGTTGTTGTGTTGTAACTCAAAGAAAGTGCCGTAATCGTATCAACAACTCCATCAATAGTAAATCGTAAATTAGCGATAGCAATACCACCTAAATTACTCGCTTCATTCATTGCAAATTTAGCTTTGAAATATACTTTTGCCTCTGATACATCCGCTCTACCCGTCATTACAATATCGGTAATAGGTTGCAATTTGTTTGCGTCAAAACCAATAGTTGAACGGTCTAAAACTGCCGTATTAAGGTTGTATTCTGTTTGGCTTGTAAGTTGGATAACCGTGTTTGAATATCCACTAACCGCACCATCTGTATGCATAAATGTACCAGTGTTGAACATTCCCGTTGAGTAACCGCTGAATGTATTTCCATCAATTGTACCCGCTACACTTCCATCCTCGAACGTAAGTAAAACGCTATATTGTTGAAACGCATTCATTGAATACATTGCACGTGCATAAGGCCAACCTTTAAGGAATTTAAATGTAAGCATTACAAGTCCGTTGCGTACAACTGACATAATACCACCTTGATACTCCTCTGTTGTTGCTTCGGGTGTTCCGTTCACAACCTCAACCGCCCCCATAACGGGTACGAAAGTACCGTCTTGGATTAATTCGTTTACGGTTGTTTGGTCGAATGTATCGGTTGTAATATCGATACTCCACGATGGGTCAACCGCTATCATTCCCGTAATTCTGCCGTTTTCTACTAAACAATCGGGAACACCTAAGTTCTTAATTGAAGTAGCGCAATCTTTCTGATTTATTAAAACTGCCATATTTTCTTTTTTTTATTTAATTAATACAATTTGCTTTTATTCTCAATTTAAAATCTACTGCCAAACAATCTACTAAGTCAATGCTAATACTTTGCTCTCCGCTTGGATTTGAACCGCTTAAAGTGTTTGATGGTTCTACTCCGTAATTTGGTAAAGGCTTGTAATTGAAACGTGTTTCTGAATCGCCCATAATTTGTAAATGCTGATTAGCTAAAAGCGTTTCTTTTACCGCATTCCAAACTGGTTCTAAAATTCCCTCATAACTATTACTACTACGCCAATCGTTTAAAACAACTAAACGTGTATCTTGCATAATTACTAGCCGTGCATCCGTTGTGTACCATCCTTGAAACTCTGTGTACTCATTCAAAACATACCAAACTAAAGGATACTTTTCAGGAGTGCTTCGGGTGTTCTGATTAGCAATCCACGCTAACAATTCCTTTTGGTCGCCATACCAATACTTAATTGCAGTATTTGGTTTTGGAACACCTAATAAAACCGTATTAGCGGTTAAATCAGTAAAAAGGCGTTTAAGTGCGTTTGCAATTATCATAAACCTAATGAATTAGAATTACTTTCGTTCACGAACGTATATAATTGCGGATTAGGGTAGTTTGTCGGATTATCACGTAAAAACTGCAATAACGATACGTAATTACTATTAATGCCACCGTTAAAATAATCAACAAAAGTAGCACCATTGTAAAAACTTACCGATGGAAAACAATAGTTATAAGGCAATCCTTGATACATTTCAATAAAGCTATTCCAAATTTGAACTAAGGTGCTTGTCGGATTTACATTATTAGCGTTTTTGCTTTGTACTTGAACTTCGCCACTACTACCCATTGTAGTAGTATTGTCGTTTAACCAATTCCAAAACGTGTAATAAGCTAACAAAGAAACCTTAAAACTTCCCTCTTGATAGTTTAAACCTCTCCAAACTTTACCGTTATACTCTTTTCCGTTTACTAAGTCTTTCCATTTTTGGTCAGCACCTATGTTTAGTATACCGTTTGTAACTTGTGAATTTAATTGAGAATACAAAACGTTTCCTAAACTCATTTGTAATAACAAACGAGGCTTTTCATCGCCATACAATGCAAGTCGTTCAGCATTTCCGCTTTGTGAACTTGAAAGATTAGGTACTGAAATTTCCCTTGTGAAATTAGCCTCGGTTATTAAGTACATTTGATTTTATTTTTTCGTTTCTTTGAATTCTTTTGCGATACCTTG